CATGAGAACATAACCTAATAGCCCTTGCAATAATTTGTTCCATCTTTGACATATTCCACCAAGGTTCACAGACATGAACCTGATTAACTCCTTTGAGTGATATACCTTCTACAACATTACTTATTAACACCTTGCATAATTCTCCATTTTTATTTTCTGGGCTATTGAAAATTTGTCTCATATTTTTTAAATAGTTATCTATTTTAGATTCTTGTTTGAATCCTTTAGTAGCTAAACCTCCTGGACTCCAGATAGCATATCTATTCTTCTCATCACTTAATTTAAAAGAGTCATTTAGGAATTTCCAACCTAATGCATCCAATATTGTATAAAGTCCTACTATTCCATGTCCAATCCATTTAGTATAAATAAATACCGGACCTGGGGATTTATCTATTAATTTAATTATGTCGACAAATTTTTGAGAATAGTTTGATGCAATATCTAAAATCTTATCAGTAGATTTACCACTTTTCAAATCACGATAAAAAGATTTAATACTAGAAATAGAAGTTTTTAATTCTCCTTCAGGTAAACGATATGCTATATTACATTTTTGAATACTTATAGGATACAAACCTTCTTGTGTTCCATCAAATTCTATTTTATCTTTTTCCTTTGCGATTTCTGCTATTAAAGATTGACTATACTCTTTGTTTTGGAAATTTTTCATTTTATGTAATTTTATATAGTTACGTCTAAATGGATAACCCTGAGGATTTCCACCTTTGAAATATGAAACATAACCAGATAACATATATTTTAATAGTATATCATTCTTAATAGTTTTAGTATAAGTATTTGTATCTTCTATAGTATTTGTTTTTATAAACAATTCGTTGAATAAATCTCTATTCAAAGGGAACTGAATTCTAGGCCGAAGTAAATTTATCATTAAAGCTGCTTCAAATGGATTATCATAAACTGGAGTAGCTGTTAATAATACTACTTTCATTGCAGGTTCACCAGTAACTCTATTTCTTGCATAAATGTTTAACATATTATATAATTTATTATATTTACTCCCTTCTTCTCTTACTAATTTTTGGATTTCGTCTATTATTAGTAAACTTTTATTACTGTGGAAAATATCTTCAGTAAGTAAGAATTTAGTAGGTACTGTCCTATCTGTCCCTTTTATTTTAACCATAACACTGTTAAGAAACGAATCATGTGATATAATATGATAAACTGTATCCACCAATGAATGAAAAATGTCTCTTTTCTCCTTAAGTTGAGAGTTTAGTAATTTTAATTTATCTTTCATTTCTACACTGGTGTCCGTTTCGGAAGAGGTACCGCTTCTTGAAATTTTATTTATTTTGGCTTCTAATCTACTTATTACATTTAAATCACCTGTTTCATATTCATCAGTTTCGGTGTCAAACTTTCCTACGTAAAATTGTCTTTTACCCTCATCATTGTCACTTTCAGTTATAACACAAGATCCAGGACAAGAAACTATCTTTCCACCTTTAATTCTACCGATTATCTCTTCGTAATATTGTTCTTTTACAGCTTTAGGAACAACTATAAACACTCTATTGGGATTTCTCCCCTTAATTCTTTCTAATTTATTTTGTGTAGTTTTAGCTTTCATTGATTCTCCTATAATAATACTAGTACATGTATTATGACTTACTGTAAAATCGCCCAGCAAGAATCGATGATTTCCATCTAAAGTAAAACCGTAATAATGGTCTATAGGTTTTTCAATTACTTTAAATGTTGTGACTAAAACGTCTTCATTATTTTCTTTTTGTTTGGCAATTTTACCTTTATCTCTGCAAGGGATTTCGTAAATGTTACCTGAAATTACAGTTTTCATTTTTGGTCGCATTGTCCAATAACCCGTCATTTTTATATTTTTATAAGCTGAAAAACCTAAAGATCTTGCAATATATATTATATCATCCAGTAACTCTTGTGAAATTCCATTATCTTGAATAAATTCATAATTTCCTTTTGAATAAAAACCACAAGAATCTATTAAACCTGCTAAAAATCCCAATCTTACTTTCCTGGAATTAAATTTATAAATACTTAAAATTCCTGATTTATTACCGGGGTTGTAAAGTGTGTTTCCTATAAAAAACCCAGAAAAATGTGGGTCGGGAACCTCTTTTTCTACAAAATCAACTTCCTTTCTATATATTTTTAAATTTGATTTAGTACTATCGGATAATTTTAAATATTCTTTTACGGTAATATTTAACGCCCCCCCTTCTTCTTTACCCTTACCTTTAACACCTTTAACACCTTTAACACACAGAACGTGTTCTGAATTGCAAGTGAATGGTTCACCCTTATCTGGTATAATTTCGTACATTACATCTCTACCGGTTCCTAAACTTAATACATTGCGTGGAGTAGAATCATCACCCATTAATTTATCACCTACTTTAATATTTTCTACTCTTATTATAGTTCCGTCACTTTTCATAACCGGAGTTCCAAACCCTAGACATTTCCCACTACCTAAACCATGATAAACTAATATTCCAGGAAAGGTAGATTCGTTTGAAATAAATTTTCCTGCGAATTTTTGTTGTGGTTGTAGATCAAAATCAGATCTATCACAAATTTCTTCAGAAGTTTGGGTTTTATAATTTTCTTGAAATTCGAATTTTGAGTCTCCGTCAAACCTGTCGTTACTGAAATATTTATCAACATATTTATCCATCATTTTAGGTGCATATTCATCTATATCGTTAAACGCCTCTAAACTTGTTTGGTCAGGATTGTGCTGCCATTTTCTATCAGAACAAGGTAAGTTTTTTGTTTTAAATTCTTCTTTATTTTTATAATAGTATTTTAAACATCCATCTTGATTCTCATCTTCACCAACCAATTCTTCCCGTTTATTTTCACTAGTATTGTTAAAAGTTGTTTTGGAAGTTTTGAATGTTCTTCTAATCCCACTCATCTATATATACTAAATAGAAAAAGAATTCGTTAATTATAATATAAAAAATTTAAAATTAAAATTCGTTCCGAATTTAAATTAACCTTTTATAGATTAATTTAAATTCGGAACGAATTTTAATTTTAAAGTTATTATAAAAATGTTTTAAGTTTGCGACCGGCCCAAGTTATTAAGGACCATGTGCTGCCAAGTCGTTCAGCATGCGACCTAGACGGTTCTCTCCAACCTGCTTACCCGACGCCTTACTAATGTTTCCTCCCCAGTATGATTTGGCTCCACCGCGTTCAAAATGCAACAGTTCAATACCATTGGCGTTCACTGCTGCGAGGATGCGACGGAAGAGAGGGTCACGAGAGTATCTAGATTTCAACGCTTGCCGCATAGCTGTGTCCCGTTTCCGGTCCCATTTTACATGGTCGAGTGTTGCACCGTACTTTTTGAAACCGGCACGGCTACCTGCTCGTTTGGCAGCCACCGGGTCTTTTCCAACGGAGCCCCCCACTTCAAAGTTGGTAGCAATTTTGGGCTTATCGGAGGAACGCGCTTTAGCAGCATGGAAAGCATGCTCTACGCTAGGATACTTACGGCCACCAACAACCACCTCGACGGGGTAAAAGTTTGAAAGCACGCGACGCCAGTTAGGTTCTCCTATATCAAGATCATCAGATGCAGCAGACTTGGAATAAAACATAAAGGGGCGTGCACCAGCGCTTTTAATAACACTTGTGCGTCGAGGAGAAACTGAACGACGTCTTACAATACGTCTTACACTTCTTCTTCGTGGAGCTACACTTCTACGTCTTACACTTCTTCTTCGTGGAGCTACACTTCTACGTCTTACACTTCTTCTTCGTGGAGCTACACTTCTACGTCTTCTTCGTGGAGATACACTTCTACGTCTTACACTTCTTCTTCGTGGAGATACACTTCTACGTCTAACACTTCTTCGTCGTGGAGCTACACTTCTACGCCTAACACTTCTTCTTCGTGGAGATACACTTCTACGTCTTACACTTCTACGTCTAACACTTCTTCTTCGTGGAGATACACTTCTACGCCTAACACTTCTACGCCTAACACTTCTACGTCTTACACTTCTTCGTCGTGGAGCAACAGAACGACGTCTTACTGAACGACGAATACTTCTAACAATTTTATTATTGCTTTGGCGCCTTTTAGAAATAGCTTTTATGTCTTTTTCTTTATCTTTTATAATGCTTTTTTTAGTAGATAATTTAAGAGGTTTGGGTAAAGGAGTAATATCATCATCGTCCCACTTATTATCTTCATAAAATTTTAATAAATCATCTCTATTTACATTAGAACCAGATTCTTTTTTAATCACTTCTTTTATGTTTTTAAATTTCATTTTATCAGCTTTCTCTTTCCCAATATTTTTCAAAATAGTTTTCCAATCTTGTGATCTAACAGGTAATCTAATAGCTTCAAAATCTGATTCAGGTTCAGAATCATATTCAGGTTCAGAATTGTATAACGTTTGTTTAGCCTTTTTAGACTTTTTAGACTTTTTTTTAGCTACCAATTTTATTAATGGTTCATCGTCATCTTCGTCCCACTTATTATCTTCGTAAAATTTTAATAAATCATCTCTATTTACATTAGAACCAGATTCTTTTTTAATTAATTCTTTTATGTTTTTAAATTTCATTTTATCAGCTTTCTCTTTTCCAATATTTTTCAAAACAGTTTTCCAATCTTGTAATTTAATAACAGGTAATTTAGTAGCTTCAAAATCAAATTCAGGTTCAGAGTCAGAGTCAGAATATCCAGAATCAGTATCAGAATCGTATAAAGTTTGTTTAGTTTTTCTAAATTTTTTAGGTTGTTTATAAGCTATGTCTCTTTTATATTCACTGTCAGATAAAACATGTTTATTAACCCATTTAATAGGGTTAGATAATTTAAATTTTTTAACTTTTTTAACCTTTTTAACCTTTTTAACTTTTTTAACTTTTTTAACTTTTTTAGGCTTTACGAAATCGCTTCGCGGTCGCTTAAAATCAGATTCATACAGTGGACCATTATTATCTGCACCTATGGCACCTTCATCATCGGAAGATTTTTTATTTACCAAATTCATTAAGGGTTCTTCATCATCTGAATCTGAATCTGATTCTGAATCTGAAGATTCGGGTTCTTTTTTATTTTTAGACTTCCATCCATGAGGATCTCTTTGAGAATTACCACTTTTATTACTTGATACACCTTCAGTGCTTCCCCAAAGGGGTACGGAATCTTCTTAATTAAGATTATCCCAATCTATTGCTTCTTCTTCTCCTTCACCTATATCTTTTGAAAAATCTGCTATTTTAGAATACCATTCATCAGCATCATCGTTTCTACTTCCTGCAAAACCAAACCTACTATTTAAAATTGTGTTTGCTCCCGCAACACCACTATTTGGCCGCAACAAAGTTGTACCGCTTTGCGGCCGCAACAAAGTTGTACCGCTTTGCGGCCGCAACAAAGTTGTACCGCTATTTGGTCCGGTAAGACAAGGTTTTATAAACGCACCTGGCGGGTTAGAGCTTATATCCAAACTATTATCTAAACTCATTTAAATATAACATAGATTTTTTTTTATTAACAAAAATTAATATACTTAAAATAATGAAATACTTGAAATAGTAAAATAGTAAAAAATGTCGTTCCTTAATAAGAATAAGAATAAAGTAGGGTGTTCTGAATTTTTAGACAATAATGTTAATATTAATAATAAACAAACTTGGCGTAGAAAACTTTTTACAGGTGACGATTCTTGTTGTGCATCATATGGATGTAGGTGCTCCAAGTGTTGGGACGCAGTAAATAATATAGGTAACCCCTTTGGGGCGGCCGCAAAGCGGTTGGGATTTAATTTGGTTAATCAAAATGTTAATCAAAATGTCAAAGTAAATATACCAAAACCTCCTTCAGTTTCTAAATAAATAAAAATTATTTAAAATAGCCTTTACAAAATAGCCTTTAGAGGCCCTTAATTACAGTTTCCATATATTTTATACATATATTAATTCCCATTGTTGAAACAATGTATTATTACAAGTCGCACTATTAATTACATCACTTCCTACTTTAGTATCTATACATCGTCCTTGCGTGTTTATTATATTATAAACAGAATCACCCACTGCATTAAAATAAAAAGGGTTGTCGCCATACCCACACTTCCAAGCCCCTTGTTTTTCTGGATTACTGAATAAACACTCCGTACCTCCATTATTTTTAATTAAATTATATTTACTCCAATTATCTATAGCATGTTGGTTTATAATTTCACCCCCTAGTCCCGAAGCTTTTATAGCTAAATTTATATCATTTGGGGTAATATTTAGAAGTATAGGACTATTTTTACTCACTGATCCACTTAAGGAATTTACATTAATGTAATATTGACCTCCTTTATTTTTTATATATGCTTTAGTTACAGGTGCATTAGTTACAGGTGCATTAGTTACAGGTGCATTAGTTACAGGTGCATTAGTTACAGGTGCATTAGTTACAGGTGCATTAGTTACAGGTGTATTAGTTACTGATGGGGGTTATTATTCTCCACTGAGAAAATGTAGTAGTACAATCCAAACTAACAATAATATTAGAACTTGATATATCACTACCTATACATTGTCCTTTAGTGTTTATTATATTATAAACAGAATCTTTGCCACTCACTGCTTTAAAATAAAAAGGATTGTCGCCATACCCACAATCAAAAAATCCTTGTCTTTCTGAATTACTGTACAAACATATTTTGTTATTACCACTTCTTTTAATTAAATTATATTCATCCCAATTATCTATATTATCTAAATTTATATTATTTTGAACAATGTCTAAAAGTACAGACTCTGTATTTAATGTATTACCACTTGTAGATTTTACATCAATATAATAATTAGTTCCTACATTTTGTATATATACATTAGAAACCGGAACAAACGTAGGTGCCGCCGCAATGGGAGATGCTATTGGTGCTGTAACCGGTGATGCTATTGGAGATGCTATTGGTGCTGTAACCGGTGATGCTATTGGAGATGCTATTGGTGCTGTAACCGGTGATGCTATTGGAGATGCTATTG